AACTTACGATCAGGATCTTGACCCCAAGAATTGAAAGTGTCGAAGAAAGTCTCACGATCAACCTTGGTTTGATTAACGTAAGCACCGAACTTGCTGGTGATGTGAAGAACATCAAAACCACGCTCAGCGAGGTCTGAGAGGACGCTGGTGCTTGATAGCATCTGCCACAAGACTTTGCTGCTAGGAGCAGCCACAAGCACCTTCTGGGCGTTCCTAGCGTCCAGTCCGTCAATCATGTCGATCAGGGTGCTGGCGTCGTTGTCGGCAGCGGTGAGACCTTTCTGCCGTTCATAATCAACCTCATGAATCTGAATGGTAGGAGGCAGAATGTTGCCTTGCTCAACCAGCTCAGGAGCAGAAATATTAGAAATAATCTGACCAAACACAATCTTGTTGTTCATGCCAGTGCCAAGCGAGGAACGGCGATGCTTGGGAGTAGCAGTGAAATAGTAGTAGTTGGTGGCGTTACAGTTAGCTACGGAGTCAAAGAAATCAGTACGAGTGGCATTGTGTGCCTCATCGTAATAAGCAATGTCAATATTGATTTCAGACTCATTGACCCGACGAAGCGAGTTGTATGTGGTAAAGATAAGTTTGTGATTATCAACAATCTCATCCCAAGCAGCAATCACTTTCGGATTCGTGGTGCTTTTATGATGCGTTTCTCCACTGTGAACGTGAATAACGTTAGCATTATCAATAAACTCAAGAAACTCACTAGATAATTGCTCCGCTAGAAGGATACGAGGGGCACAAACAACAATAGTAAGGGGGGTGCTAGATTCGTTCATACGACGAATAGCATCATAAATCATAATGAGAGTTTTGCCAGCACCAGTGGGAGCGATGATCTGCCCAAACTGATGCTTTTTCATGGCAGCAAGACTCTGCTCTTGTTGGGGGCGGAGTTTCATGGCAAATGAATTCAATGAAGATAGTATGACACAAAAAGATGGGAGCGTCAAGCCCCCTGTGCCAAATATAATACTGGCACAGTATATTCAAACTAAATTTCTTTTCTCAAATATATCGTACATTGGATGATTTTGTTTTTCAGAAACATTTTCAAATTCTTCAATTACAATGTTTTTGGCAATAATATCAATCAAATTTCCATCGCCATCAATTGAATATTCGAATTCTAATTTAGTCTCTTCTGGTATAACTTCTTTCATGTAAGCTACCATTTCATTGTCAATTAATCCATTATCTAGTAAAACATTTACTACTATGTCAGTTTGTGGCTGATTTTTTATTCTAATTGGTATACATTCAGAAGAATCAAACATAGTTTTCCCAGAAATTCTACCATATCTAAATGATCTCACGGTATACCGTAAAGCTATATTATAACTGATTTGATTATTTGTGGGATTAATGTATACAGTTGGCATTACATTATTGATTTTGGTCGAAGCAACACAAAGTTTATTTGATAATTCGGAATGGTTCAACATAATTGAAGGATCATGTTGAAAGTAGAGTCCAGTGGCATTACAATCAGGATCATATGTTACTGAATTGATACCAGCCGCCACAACAGCATCACCAACATAATCAAATATTCTTTGTCTACAAAGGTCTAAATTAGAAATTTCTAATGTATGAATAAAATGATTCCATTCACCAGAATCAATGAAAAAAGGCAATTTGATTGGATTGATTGCTCTATATTCTTTAATAATATTGTCTCGGTGAGTTATTTCTAGATATTTTTTATCATCTTCTAAAATTTCAGCAGCATATTGTAATCTGTAATAAAAAAATAATTGAAATTTATTCTTAACTTCTTCACTGATTTCTGGTTTGTAATTACTATCAAACACAGAAGTATATCTCCAAGGCATTATTGAAGAAGTATCCAAATATTTTTTATGAACTAAACTATAGTTGTTTATTTCAGTAAATTTATCAGAAAACATTTTAGTTACTTGCTACAACTTGTCCTTGGGCATTAAAAACTTTATAATATACATAAAACTCTGGATCACATTTTTCGGCTGATTCTGGGAAACTATCTTCACAAAATTCAATTGCTTCTTCGACATCATCAATTTCAATTACAGAAAATTCACATTGATCCATTGTTGTGTATACATCTAATGGTAGTGAATTTTTGTATATCTCTTTTGACTGCTGAATTTTTTGTTCGTCGGCGCTATTATTCCACCCGTAGGATCTAATAAAAATTACTGGCTTATTAAGCATGGTAACATACTTAGCTACCATGTCATCAAAGTAAATACAGTTGTATTTTGAAATTATCATTTTACTCCTTTAAGTATAATTTCCAAGCTATAGTGACTCTAAGATCAGTAAACTTTCTAGTTGTTTGTTCAGCATAATGAAACATTCTACCTGGGAAAAGAACACCTTTGTTTGGTTCTGGCAATTCATAATGCTGCTCATTTTTATTTAATATATAAACAGTTTTGCCAGACCAATCAACTCTCCAATTTTTTACGGCATAAAATAAAAATGTCCTAGCATTTTCGGAATACCCATCTTGATGAGGTTCTCCTTGAGTTCCGAACATATGCCCATTAGCATATACTCGTTCTAGATCAAACGTTTTATTTGTTTTTTCTTGTATAATATTTAGTAGATAGTCTGTAAAGAATGGTTCATCATTTAAATTCATAACCCAAAATGGTGTGGTTGGTTTAGAATTATTAGAACCATGTCCAAACGCCCATTGAGGTCTATTCACATAGTCCATTATTTTCCAATAGTCTTCTACGGAAAAAATATTTTGATAAGATACAATTTCATCTCTACTAAAAGTTTCCATACTGCCTCAACATATTAATTCTAAGTTGTTCTAAACTCAATACTTTGGTATTATCTACTTTATCATTCAAAAGTTCTTTGTTGATTTTACCTAGATCGAATATACAGTTTCTAATAAATTCGTCTTTGACTAATGATTCCAGCCATGAAATAGAAACTAATCGGTTTCCTGTTTTAACAGGAGCAACTTTATGTAACATTCCAGTAGAATATATCAGGGCTTTTCCTGCCTGTAATTTGTATTGTTCTTCTTTGCCATCTCTAATTAAAATTAATTCGCCACCATCATATTCATCTGGATTATTTAAAAATATTGTCATACTGTAGTGAGTTAAAACACTACCTATTTCTATTTCATCAATATGCCAATCATAAAAACCACCCGTTTCGTAGTTTACGATGACAGGTGGTGTTATTTTTTTAGTTGATAATAAAGAAGAAAAAGTAATATTGTTAGAGATTGCTCTAGATAAAATTTCGTATACTTTTTTGTACTCTAAAGTATTTTGATCAACCACAGCAGATACTTTAACGTCAGTGTTTTCTCCAGTGGAGAGTTTTCCTGGTTTATATGTTGCTGTATTTAAAATAGATTGAATTGTTGTAATATCATGATCTTGTAATAATTCAATTTCTAAAATCATCCCTCAGTTTCCTCTTCAAATTTATCAATATCATATTCTGGATAGATGTCACTAACATCAAATTCTTTAAGAATATTAAGAATATTTTTCTTAACTCTAATTCTAGCTTCAATGTAACCTTTAGTGTAATTCAATGCTCTAACAGCATTAGCACTAATAAAATCAGTAGATGCTTCGACATCATATTTAACCCATTGTTCTGGGGTTGAAAGATATTCTACTTCGTTGCCTTCTTCATCTTTTCCTTCTGGATACATTTTAAAATATAGTTTTGGATCAACTGGATATTTTAAATCATACAGATACTTTAGAAATTCTAGTGGATTTTCAAAATTTTCTGGTCTTTGAATTACTTCTTGGCGAAGAGTATTTCTCCACTTCATCCACATGTCTTTTTCGCCTGGATAAGTATCAACTACGTCGGGAAGAACTCTCCAATCAGATGTTGCCAACATAGAATTTTTCTCAGCAATCTTTTTTAGCAATCTTCTTTCATAGAAAAGAGATTCTTGCCCAACTTCTTTTACTTCACTGATAGCTAAAAACTTTTTAACATCAGCATTAAGAATAATAAATGCTTCAATTCTTTCAACTAATTGATCAATTTTATCTTGAGGAACATTTTTTAGGTTGTATGTTTGCCAATAATTTGTTTTGCTGGCAAAATCATATTTTAATTTTCTTCTCTGACAAAAATATTCTCCATTGTTATATTTAATAAAATACTGAAGTTGATCATTTTCAGTATGCCAAAATGGATCAATATTATCAAAGAATTTTACCAGTAAATTTTCGTCGATGGTTTTGACACTAGCAACAGCAGACGTTAAATCATCTGATGGAGTAAAAATATACTTATTGAGAAAATCAATCTCAATATTTGGTTTTAACATTTGTTGTTCCATATTTAAACTCTAGCAGTTTTTATATACCATCCCGTCAAAATGTATTTATTCGTCGTAAATATTGTATTTCCTTTGTGTACATGAGTCATACCAGCAGGAAAGATGACTACAGTTCCTCTGGTTGGTTTAATTCTTCTACGCTGATATAAAAATTCTGTTTCTCCTTCTCCGTCAGGAACATCATTTAAATAAATCATCCAAGTTAATTCCCTGGCAGCATAGTCGGGAGCAGAATTTTCATAATGCCACAAATGATATCCACCTTCTGGTTCAGTCTTCTGAAATTTAATATCAGAAGAAATCATAGCAAGTTTACTTAATTGAGAAAAATTATCAATATAATGTAAAACACATGATTTTAAAAATTGATTTACTTGATAACTGTAAGTATCGTTTGTATAATTTAATAGAATAGAAGTATCTTTTCTATTTAAATTACCTCTATATTGAACATCGCCGTTTAATACCAACGCTTCTGATTGTTTTTCTGGTACTGGACTAGATGGTTCAATATAATCTGCTGTATTATTAATAGTATGTTCAAAAAATTGAATGAGTTGATCACAAAAATTTGCTGGAACAAAATTTTCCCAGACACCGATAAAATCTGTTAATTCAAATTTAGTCAGCTTTGGATCTCTCATCAATTCGAGAGGTCTGTATGGTTGTATAGTCATAATATTTTAGTATGCCTTTATTATATATTTTACTTTGTGGAACGGTGTTACGAGAGGAACAGTCTTTGTTGGTTGTAATTCTACCACAGGAATTGGTTTAATACTAGAGTTAAAAGTAAATGTAGCTGGGTTCAATTCAAGAAGAAGTTCGCTTTGATTAAAAGTAACTTCTAGAGAAGTATTTGCTGAGGGGAGAGATCCAGCATACTTAGTTCCCACACCATTAAGATTACCATAAGTAAAGTCAGTCTGTGGATTAGTGGCAGCATCAAGACTCATGAGGTGTGAGTGTGTTTTTAATGTTCCTGGGGAAGCATATGGGGCGATTCTCATCGTTGATGCTTGTGTATCAATAACACCAGCATCGTTAGCAGCAGCTGATCCAGTATCATATAGTCTACTGCCAGCAAGATTTTGTAATGTAGAAATTGGGCTAGCCCACCAGTTACCAAATTGAATCAACTCACTGGAATCAAGGGGAAGTATACTATCAAATTGAAGACCAGTTTTTTGTACTTCAGAAATAAAAGTTGAACCAGCAATAGATCTAAACTGAGAAATAACCGAAGATTGTCCAGCAGAGTCAGCAACTCCTCTACCGCTATAAGAACTTGCGGAACCACTAAAGCCATACATAGCTCTATTCCCCCAAGGAATTAATGGTTCTCCAGCATCAGACTCTACAGTAGAAGACCAATAAACGTGATCATGTGCTGGAACATTTACACTAGTTTCGCCAACTGGACCAAGAATAGCATTAATTGATCCAGTAATATTAAATGTCAATTCTCCAGTAAGTTGTTCAGTACCAATCGTTTTAACTGTTCCTAAACTAAAGAATGGACTTTCTGTTCCACCAGTATATACCTGCTCCAAAGGCAACGGACCAGCAATACCAGATCTATCAATATACCAATATCCGCCAGTAGATCCAACTTGATTGATGCTACCAGAGTCAACAGGTAAGAAAGGAGAACCACCAAAATTAGCATCTAGTGCTCCAATACCACATATTTTTTTATTTCTGTAATCAGGAACATTAAATGTACCACTATATGTAAAAGTAGTCTCATCATAATCTCCACTACCTCCATAAGTATTTCCAATTACATTCCATAGATCTGGATATTGAGCAACAGCATAAGAAGACCCATCACATTCCAAGAATCCAGGGAATCTTTCTTCAATATCTCCATATTCATCAACAACATTTTCTTTTAATACCTGAACAACAGTTCCAATTGAAAGACCATCATACTTTTTAGTTTTAATACTATACCAAGTACCAAGGTTTGATGGCGGAGGTGGAGCAACAGCATATGTTGTTACTGACCATGTAAATGGAGTAGCATCTCCAATAGTTACTGTGGTGCTTGAACTAGCACTTAAAGCGTTTGGTGTTTTTAAAACTAAGAAAATTAACTGGTTTACGAGTGGATCAAAAGTTCTTGGACCAGCAACAGGAGTATCATAATCAATAGAAATTAGTGCTCCATTAGTAGCATTAATGGTAATTGGAACATTAAAATCTGTTAGACCTACGACAGCACTAGAAATAAATGTATCTGGTACTCTATTTGTTAGGTTAGGAGGAGCAGTAAATGATGGTGTAGAATCTGGAGTTAAATATGTATCAATACTCCACGTAGTAATAATTCTTGTTCCGACTTTAATTGAGGTTTCTACATTACCACCAAAAGTTTCTGATGATTTATTGTATAGTGTGATAACATCACCATTTCGTACTGTAGTAGGAAATATTCCAATAGATCCATCGTTAATTCTAATTCTTGGTTCTGTGCCACTAGTTGAAACTAATTCAACTGGAACAGAAACGCCAGCACTCAATCCACCAATTCCACCCACAGGTCTAGTTTGAGATTGTACAGTTACTCCTGGAGCTACATTGGTTATGTTTGGAAAACTAAAATTGGTAGGAGTTGTAGATAATGCTGCTCCTGTTTCAATCGTCCACGTACTAACACCAATTCCTTCAGCAATATCAACAGCAATTGGCAATTGTGTATTGGGATTTGTTGGTGTTGTTGCCAATAATTGTAAATATTGACCATTAGAAATATTTGCTGAAGAAGCAAAAGTTACACCAGATAGAACATCATAGCCTTCAGCATTTGTTTGTGTTGTATTTGTGCTAGAAACTCCAACTAAAGTGCCAAAACCAGCACTAACTTGACCAGGAGCAGTTAGTCCTTGAACCACAACTATATTACTGTATGCTGGAGAATTTAAAGGAAGACCAGTCAATGGTGTAAATACTGGAGCTGGATTTGGTTTATTGATTGGTGTTTGTTTTGTAGTTAATTCCCATGTTTCTTGAGCTAATCCAACAGTTATACTAATTCTAAGAGTTTGTGCTGGAGAATCAAATGTTCTCCCTCTTAATTGAATTGTATCTCCATTTTGTACAGTGGTATTTTGTGGCAGTAATACAAAAGGACCACCATTAATACTCACAGAATATCTGTTGATATCAGGAAAATCATTTGCTGAAATGGATACAGGAACTACGGTTGTTGGTGTTAATCCAGAAACAACAATAATATTTTCTCCTGGTCTGGTTCCATCTCCATACGTATAAACAGTATCTAATTCAGCATTATTTACTGGCTGTAAGGGGAATGGATCTGGTTCAAAATCTTCTGGTATTGTCGTGATAAACCAGAATTGAGTTAGGAGACCTACCTGAATAGTAACTGTTTCTGTAGTATCCCAAGTGTCAGGAGCTTTATACTGAAATTGTATAATATCGCCTTCTCTTACAAAAAGCGGAGTATCGGAAAATTGATATGCCATCTACTATATTCTCCTTAATTGATCCCAGCTATCTGTTTCATTTATTTCAACTAAAATAGGTTTATCTGCTTTTATTTCCACAGGTATATCAATATCTCCAAGTACAATTTTATAACTTGTTATTGCTTCGTCGGGAGTGTAAATTGGCTCCTGATCTTTGAATAGATCTTCAGATTCTGGTACTAAAAAGTTGTCGGGGGTTTCATCAATATTTATAGGGATAATTATTTGCTTAGTTTCTTGCCCCCCATTTCCTGTAGCAACAATCGTGTAAGTAACACTAAATGGTCCAAAATCAGTGTAAGGAATCACAGTTGTTACCAACCCATTTACTGAAGAACCAGTTGGTAAATTAACAGCAGTTCCAATTACAGTACTACCCCTATAATTATAAGTTGGAGTTAAAATTAATGAAATATCTGTATTGGTAGCAGTATATGATAAATTGCCATTTTGACCATAATTTAATGATTCTGGACCACTTAGCTCAACCGTTGGTGGTTGATAAACAGTCAAAGTTATAGAATCAGAATCAGATCCACCTAGTCCAGTGACAAAGATATTATATGTTGTTGTTTCTGTTGGACATATTTGAGTAAATCCATTGATATTAACAGAACCAATACCTGGAGTTACAGTTGCCGAAGTAGCATCTCCTGTAGTTACCCATCTTAAAACAGTACATTGTCCTCGAATAATGCTGGTGTTGTCCAAAAATAGCGTTGTCGATGGCGGAACATATACGGTAATTGTAACTATAGCAGAAGTTGTTCCTCCAGGACCAGATGCCGATAAAGTATATGTGGTAGTGCTTTGAGGACTTACAACTATACTACCAGAAGAATTAACAGCTCCAATCCCCTGATTAATATTAATACTGTCAATAACGCCAGTTACATTCCACGACAACGTAGAAGTTTGTCCTCGTACTATTGCTGTAGGAGAGCCAGAAAATGTAATAGATGGAGGATCATACAATACAATAAATGTTAAAATACATTCATAAAAAGCATTAACATGAAACAAACCATCTGCCGTAGTAAAATCTAATCTAAATGTGTTTACAGAACCTTTTTCCAAAAAATAAGGAGACGGTCTAATTTCTGTTTGAATAACAGGACCAGTAGCACATCCCTGATTCTGATCTTGAGAAGTAGCAGTTTTAATTTGTTGTCCGTTCAAGGTCAGAGTCATTCTTTCAAATCCACTATCCTGAAGTTCTCCCTGACCCGTCAAATTAACACCCAAAAGAACCCTTTCTGTAGTAGAAATTGTTGCTGTAGCTACTCCAGACTGAGTTCCTGAATTGGATCCACCACAATTAGCAGAATTTTGTACGTTAAATCTAATAGTTCTTCCTTGATCAGAAATTACCCATCCACCAGCTCCAGCAACTAATCCAGATTGTGTAGTATTCCAGGAAAGATTAAATGCCATTATTATATACTCCTAATTTGATCCCAATTATCATCATTATTAATTTCAACTAAAATTGGCTTGTCGGCTTTCACTTCAACAGGAATATCTACACCATCAACAACTATTTCATATGACAATATTGTTTGATCTGGTGTGACAACTGGATCTTGTGATTTATAAGCTTCTTCCGTTTCTGGAATTAAAAAATTATCTGGTGTTTCATCAATATTAATTGGTATTATGATTTGCCTTGTTTCTTGACCGCCATTGCCAGTTGCTGTTATTGTATAACTTACACTATATGGACCATAATCATTATATGGTATATTTGTTTGATAAGAATTGGATAAACTAGCACCCAAAGGTAAATTAGTATTAAACATAGATCCAGATACATCTCCATTTTTGTAGCTATAAACTGGTTCCACAGTAAAGCTAATATCAACATTAGTAGCTTCGTAAGTTATCACTCCTTGCTGACCATAATTAAGGGATTGTGGTCCTGATATTTGTAAAGTAGGGGGTTGATATACAATTAATGTAACTTCTTTTGTATCTGTACCACCCAATCCAGATGCCGTAATAGTATATGTTATTGTTTCTTCTGGACATATTTGACGCTGACCACTAATATTAACCGATCCAATACCAGGAGAAATTGTTACTTGACCAACATCTCCCGTGACAGACCATCTTAATGTACTACATCCACCCTTAATAACAGAAGTATCATCAATAGATACAGAAATTCTTGGTTCCAGAAGTATTGTTAAAAATGCTTTCCCACTCTGTCCGTTATCTGCTGTAGCTCCTCCCCGAGAGCCACCAGAGCCAATAGTTAATTGATGTGAAGTTCCTGGTCTATATGTACTACTTTGAACAAGCTGTGCTCTAGTTATATTTGCTTCAATAAATCCAGCCCCTCCCCCACCTCTTCCAACTAAAGGTGTTCTATTTCCCGTTGTGGTGAATGAAAAACATCTAACATAGCTATTATTTCCTGCCCTACAAAACCAAATTCTAAATCCAAATCTGGTTTTATAATCTATACCATAAACATAAAAGGGACCAGCAGTACCGCCAGCAGCAGCCTGTTGACAAACACTAAAAACATTAATCGAATAATTTGCATCATCATACGGAGCAACAAAAGTAACACTATAATGTTTGTAAGCAAGACTTGTATTACATGGAGCGCCTGGAGCGTATTGTGATTCAAATCCAACGTAAATATCTGGACTGCTTTGTGTAACTATATGTGTGTCAGTGTCGTCATTAAAAATATGATACACATTAGATGTATAACTAACCTGTAGGGGAGTTCCATATCCACCATCAACAGAAGAATAACCAGAAATAGTTCCCCCAGTTCCTCCAGATGATAATTGACCACTAGATCCATTAACTATATTAACATAAGATCCAAGAGAACTCCAAGCAAAAGATTCACTTGCCGAACCGCCAGATCCTCCTTGGTTTTTTCCTCCAATACCACCTCCCTGACCACCATTAGCATTTAAACCAATAAAAGAAGATGTTCCTCCATTAGTGCCAGCAGTAGACACCAGAGTATATTGCTCAACAAATTCACCTCCTCCACCACTCCCATATAATTTCAGGTTTAAATTAGCAGCATCTTCTGGTATTGTGACTTGTTGTGAAGAATATATTGTTAAATTAATTGGCATTATTAGAGTTCCCTAATTTGTTTCCAAGAGTCATCATTATTTACTTCAATTAATATTGGTTTGTCAGCTTTAATTTCTACTGGCACATCTATATCATCTATGACAATTTCATATGATGTTAATGAAACATTTGGAGTATAAATTGGTTGTTGATCTTTAAATAAATCTTCAGATTCTGGCACCAAAAAATTTTCTGGGGTTTCATCTACATTAATTGGTATTGTAATTTGTTTAGATTCTTGTCCACCATTTCCCATTCCAACAATAATATAAGATACAGAAAATGGTCCATTATCATTATATGGTATTTGTGTTTCTAAAGTACCGTTGGATGGATTTCCTACTGGCAAAGAAATGACATCACCAAGAACAGTGCCAGTTTTGTATGTGTAAGATGGTATTATTTCTAGCTTAATATCAGCATAAGTACTTTCATAAGTCAATGTACCCTGTTGATTATAATCTAATGTTTCTGGACCAGACAAATCAACTGTAGGAGGTTGATATACTACTAAAGTTACCGAATCATAAGCATCATTACATACTCCATCAACATATATTTCGTATGTTGTGGTTTCTGTTGGAGAAATTGTGGTTAATCCATTAATATTTACGGATCCTATTCCTGGAGAAATTGATGCTGCTGTAGAATCTCCACCAGTAACCCATCTCAATGTAGTAGATTGCCCCCTAATAATTGAAGAAGAATCTGTAGTTAAATTTGTATTAGATGGTTGCTTTACTATTAATGTGGCTGTAGCAGATGATGATCCTCCTTCCCCAGAAGCTGTTAAAGTATATGTAGTAGAACTAGAAGGAGAAACTGTTCTAGATCCAGAAGTTCCTACAGATCCTATTCCCTGATCAATTGAAACACTACTTACTATTCCAGAAACAGACCAAGATAATGTAGCAGAAGAACCACTACAAAATGATGTCGGTGATACGGAAAATGATATAGATGGTGCTGGAGGTGGAGGTGGAGCATCGATAGTTATTGCAATACCATAAGGATTTGATGTAAAAACATTTCCATTTGGTTGATTATAAACTGATAGCGAAACAGTATAGGTGCCTCTATTATAAAATCTAGTGGTAGATGAAGACCCACTAAATCCAGCTACAGAACAATTTACTCCACCAACATTTAAAGTACCGCTATCATCTGCTGCAGCCGTAATTGTATAATTTCCTGAATTTGGAAAATAAACAGAATAACTTCTATTAAATGTGCTGCCATTATAAGCACTTCCAGTCCCAGTAGTTGCCGAAGTAAATCTAACGGCATAAGTGTTCATGAAAGAACTCCATGCCCCATTAGTGTAACCACCAAAACCGCCAGAATTATCTCTAGTATTCCAAATTATTGCCATGATCAGTATTTAATGATGTACTCAACCAAGATGAATGGAGTAACAGCCGTATCTAGTTTTCTATCTCTACTAAAATCAACATCAACATATGATGATACCTGATCTGCTGGAATATCAAAATTTCCGAAAGAATATCTAAAATTATGAGTATAAATTGCTGGTTTACTTAATCTATGAGAGTGTATTGATTCAGCTGTTGTATTTGTTTGAGTGATGTCAAGATACATACCAGCTCCACTATTTCCACTAAGTTCTCCATTATCTTTACCAGATCCAACAGCGCCAGCTGGTTCTCCAGCAGCATGATTTGTAGTATAATTTAAATATATTGCTGTGGAATTATGAGCGTGACCCAGAAAATTATTAATATCTAAAGCAGCAGAAGCACTATTTCTTGGCATATCGTATGTAGAATTAGAATTCAAATCAATATTTGTTTGAGCTTGACCTCTAAAATTGCCAATATATCCTATTTCAATTCTATTTCCTACATTACTGAAAGCAGATATTTCTGGTCCAACTCTAGGTTCGCCAGTAGTATCTACAGTACCATTAACATAATCACCTGATCCTCTACTGGGTACAATAACCTTAGATCCCAAATCTGGTAATTGGAATGTTCCTAAATCTCCTGTGGTTGAGTCAGCATTTCTAAGTAGTGCCCCTTCTTTAGCAAATCTGGATCCATCTCCAACTCCAAGAATTTGTGACAAAGATAGATAATCTCGTGCTTCTAAAATACTACCATCACATCGTAAAAATCCCGCTGGCAAAATATCATTAAATACAGCAGAAGATGGATCAGATCCTAATCCAGCACTAGTGTGAATTTGTATGGATCCAACATAACCACCAAATTTAGATCTTTCTCTAGCGTAATTTGCCATTTTAGTATGCCCTGATGATGTATATACAAGTTAATCCTGGCTGTGATGTATTAAAGTTAATCTGTAAAGCTGCTTGATTAGATTGATTATCTAGACTTAAATTAGCATTAGGAGCTTCCACATTAACAGTAAGCGTAGTATTTGGTCTTAAAGTTCCTCTAACAAATTCTACGTCAAATTCATCATGAACGTGAGGTAGTATTACATCATTTGTACCAGGACTTTGAGTTATTTGATTAAAATCAAAGGCTGCTGGGGTAAGTAATGTATCAAACGTGTTTGCTTGGGTAATAGAATTAGTAATATCGGGATAATAATTTTTTGCTCCCGCTGGCAAATTAAGACTAACGCCCTGTAAACCATATGGTATAGGAGTAGCTTGATCTACTCTAGGATCAGTCATAAATGCCTGTATTGGGCTTAATTTTACATTAAATGGGGTGTAATTAATTGGAGGATTTTCTGCATTTATTCCAGCAACAACTCTTCCAGGACTTCCTGTTCCAAATCCATTTTCAGCACCTCTTGTTTGAGGATCTCTTATACCAATAGAAACTCCAGTTTCAGTGTCAGAAGAACCTCCATACAAAATATCTCCGTCATCGTAGTCAATATATGAATAAAATTGATATGCAAATGAAGCATAAGGAATTACTCCAGCTCCAGGTCTTTGAGGATTAGTATAGCTAATAGATTCGTATCTTCCAGGATGATTATGTGGTTTGATATGATCTCTACCCAATTTTCTTGGACTAATATATACAGTTTTACTTATTCCTTCGCCTCCACCGATAGTATTACCAGAAGCTCTTCCAGAATATCCTGATCTATCATTAAGAGTAAATACGACATCAGTAGTAATATCGTTATAAATTGTTTTAACGCCATTGTCTGTATTGGGACCAATTAATGGCGTAACAGCAGCAGCAGCTTTTGGATCTAGATCTTGTGTTTCTCCAGTTCCTCCCGCTCCAAAATAAGAAGTTTCTATATCAATAAGAGTTTTATTAGTTAAATTAGGAAGAACTATATTACCAGAATAATTCGGAAAACTTCCTGCAAATGATGATGGACCATTATTATAAGTATCCCCAATTGCTCTAGACAAAAGTGGATAACTTGCTGCTGATATTGGAGTTCCATCACAAAGAATCCAGCCTTTGGGGATGTTGGAAACACCCCCAGTCCAAGGCATGATTGTGCCGATAGCGGCAGCTTTAGCTGTTCTTGTCTGCTGATAAAAAGCCATATTATACTTCGGTTAAATACCAACCTACCTTAGATGAAGGACCGCCAGCCGTTCCATCTGGATTAGCTTGGGATAGGTAAACCAAGGCAAATCCAGCAAATGGAGTCTGTACAACTAATTCGCCTCCATTATAATTTATAAAGGTAGTTGAAGAGCCAACTCCAGTAAGAAGCGTTCTTGCTGTATTTGTTAACGTTCCTTGTACACGAATGCCATCTGGGGCTCTAACAACAAGGCTGGTAATGTTGTTAAGGTTTCCACCAACATCAACAATTCTAATCATATCACCCATTCTAGGATTGCTTGGTAGTTTAACTAAAGTATTGCTTAGAGCATTGACAAAAATGTTAACATTTGATGTAGCTTCAATTACACTTTCGTCGCTATATACCCACTTTCTACCACCATTTTGGTTGAAGAAGTAAGGAATGCCAGCTAAAGTAACTGATTTATCATTGCTTACCTTGAATGATAACGCTCCACCAGTATTTACAGTTAGATCTCCACCGTTGATAGTAGCATCACCTTGTACAAGAATGCCACCGCCAAATGTGCTGGTTCCTGTGCCAAGAGCAGAGAATGAACCATAAGTTGTGAAATCGCCAGAAGAATTATTGAAGGTAAGTCTTGGCGTAGTTCCATCAGTACCATAGATATTAATTGAACCACCATTTAGAGTTAAGTTACCAGTAGCAGTATCAACTTGTAAAGTAGTTCTTTCAGGGGTTCCAGTGGCTCCACCATTAGTGATGGTAAAGAACTGGTTATTGACTACGGTAGAACCACGAAGAGTTAGAGTGCCGTTGGAAGTAAGAGTTCCAGCAATATTAGTATTACCAGTGCTTCCATCCACAGTTAACTTGTTGAATCCGAATCCAACAGATAGGTTTCCTAGTAGCTTAGTATTACCAGTTGTAGACTCAACTTTAAATACTTCAGATTCTGGAACACCACCGTCAGTAATAATTAATGATTGAATTTCGGTGCTAACAACTTGAGCAACTTTAACAATTTCAGAATCACTCAAGCGGAAGTAATCATTAGTTGTAATTACTCCACCAAATTCAGCAACACCAATGTTTACATTATTTCCATTTGCTGTAATTCCGTTTGGTGGGAATTCTAATACACCGTTACCATCAAGGTCAGATCCAGTAATAAAGCTAGCATTAGCTTGCTTATTAAGCTTAGCAATTACACAGCTATCTGGGTGATCTGTTCTTGCCTGAGTACCTTCTTGAGCACGTACAACTTCAATTCTGTAACCATTTGGATCAGAAGGATTGCTAACGTTTGTTAGACCAACAACACGAACAATCTCACTATTAGCTTGATTTCTCAATCCAGTAATTTGACCACCACTTCCATCACCAACAGAATCTGGAGTAACAGCATTTCCTCTATCAATTAGTAGAAGATCACCAATAGCAAAATCAGTTGTAGCTGGGGTGGAAATTGGTAGATAGAAGTTAGAACCAGCAGCATTTACTCCATTTACTTGGAAAGTAAGATCAGCAGCTCCTCCACCACCTAGTAAATTATCAGT